CCGTCGGGCGAGACGGCGATGCGCAACTGATGCGATCCGAACATCCCGATCAAGGCCCGGGTGGAAAACCCGGTCTGCAGGATCAGCCCGGCATCGTCACTGCCCGTTTCCCGGTTCAGGGTCTGGGTCAGATCGCCGCTGCCGCCGTCCGCCGCATAGAGCGCGGTCCAGAGGGCGCTGTTCAGCTTTGCCGAGAAGGGTGCCCCCGCGCTGGCCGCCATACCGATGCCCAACCGGGTCAGATCGTCGAGGGCGGTCGGGATCACCGGCTGCCAATCGGCACCATTTCGGACCAGCAGGACTGCCTCGTCCTCGACCCATGCCCGCCAGCCTTCGCGTGGTGGCAATCGGAGCCAGGCGCCATCGGTCCAGAGGGCCACGTTCAGATCCCACCCCGCCCAGCCGCCGGTTGCGCCCGAGGCGACGATATAGCGGTCGCCATCGGCCGGGGAGGCTGGGGGTGCGATCTCGCTGAGGCTCCTCACCGAAAGCTGCACCAGCCCATCCAGCAGGCGCAGGGCCTCGTTATGGGTGACATGTTTCTGGGCCTGCGCCGCCATGAGATATGGCAGCAGCAGGTTGGTCGTGCTGTCGGACATTTTTGGGTTTCCAGGTCGTCAGAGATAAAGCGTGGTGGTGCGTTCGGTACCGCGTCCCACGCGGGTCGAAAGTTGGCAGATGCGAATGGTCAGGCTGGCGCCCGGGGCCAACAGCGCGCCCCAATCGGCAGTCTGTTGCGCGGCAGAGTAGGTGACCGAGGGCGCAGTGCTGGTCAGGGTTCGTTTGACGATGTTCCCGTCCATGATCCTGACCTCATAGCTTTCCACTTCCTCGCCCAGTGGCACTTCCATCCCCTGCCAGCTATCGGCGGCGAGGCTGCGGGACCGCCGTGTCCAGCGGATCGTCAGATCGCCCGGCCCATGCGGGCGTCGCCATGGCTGGGCGACATGAACCGGCGTAAAGGGTCGCAGCCCTTCGCCCTCCGGCGTGAAGCTGATGGCGGTGAAGGTGTCGCTGCTGACCGGATGGCGGGCGGGACCGATGCGCCAGTTGAAGGGAATACCGAGGTCGGCTTCCGGGATCGGCAGCGGGGTCAGGGCCTCGTTCAGCAGCACCACCCGCGCCTCGGCCGGGGTGGGGTTGCCCATGGCCTGCTCGGTGCCGCGCTGGCCGCGCAACAGCCGGGTCAGGCGGTATCGCCCCGGTGCGATCAACTCGGCATGCCCCGCCTGAACGATCTCCCAGCGCCCTGGCGCGGATTCGACCGCCAGCGCATTCGCCCCACCGAACAGCGCCAGATCGCTGACACTCTCCAGCTGACCGCTTGCCAGATCGAGGATCAGCACATTGCCCATATCGAAGCGTGAGGTGGGTCCGGGCCAGAGGTCCGATGCGAGCCGCCCCATATTCGCCCTGCGTCGCACCGTGGTCAGCAGTTCGAACCCGTCACTGCCGGGGCTGCGATACACCGCCAGCGCGCCGGGCCATGGCTTTGCCGTGGCCGCGATCAGCGGCTGATGCGCGGGAACGTCGTCGCGCAACTGCGGCAGATCGAGGAGGATCACCTCGGGCGGCCCATAAGTGACGGCGCGAGGCAGGGTCGCCGGTCGCTCGGCGCCGGGCGGCAGATCATAGGCCTCGCGGTCCTGCCGCACCGCTTCGATGCCGCGCGCTTCGGCATCGGTGATGGCAGTCAGGCGGAATTGCTGGGCGCGTCCATCGTGATCCAGTACGACGACATCGGCCGGGTCGAGTGCCAGCTTTGAGGGCGGCAGGCGGAACACCGCGCTTTCCCGGCCCGCCCAGGCCTCCTGCAGCGCCCGGCGGCAGCGGCGCTCGGCCTCTTCGGGTGGCACCGCCATCGGAAAGCTCTCGAAGGCGATGCGGCTGGTATCGACGGTGATGCGGGACGCCTCGACCAGCGCCGCGTCATAATCCTCATCGGCACGTGCAACCTGCCACTTCAGCGCCTGCGGCAGCTCGGTTTCCTGCGCGCGTGTCAGCTCGATCGCTTCGCCGGCCGTATTGCCCGCGACCAGATCGTCATGGGTGATGGTGGCAGCGGGCGCCCGGCCGCGCATGACAAAGCGGATGACACCCTCGCTCTCGACGGCGTCGAAGCCGAAATGCCGCGCCAGCGTGGTGATCGAGGCGCGGGGACTTTCCAGCGCGGTGATGGCATAGCCCTCAGCCGCGCCCCAGAGACCCGAGACATCAATGCGGGCTTCCTGCAGCCCGGCGCGCAGGCAGAGGTGACGGACGAGGGCCGCAAGCGACACCGCGCCCAGCCGCCCGGTCAGCCGATGCCCGAGCCGCCAGTTCGCGCCATCGGTCCAGACATCGCCCAGCGCCGGAAAGAACGGATAGGGCCGGGCATCCCAGGTCCAGGCGGCACATTCGGAAACCTCGACCATGCGACCGGCATATTCTGTCGAGACCGGATTGTTCGCGGAAGCGCCCCAGAAGAGATAGCTCGCTTCCAGATAGGCCCGCTGGATCGCATCGTCGCGCCAGCCGCGCGAAAAATACGGCACGAAGCTTTCGGATGACTTCGGATCATAGAAGACATTCGGTTGGTTGGTGCCGCGGTCGATGGCCGGACAGCCGAGTTCGGTGAAGCGGATCGGCTTTGACTCGGGCAGCCACGCCGTCGGTGCCGCGGATTCCACGCCGCCCGGCCGGTCGAAATGCCGGTTCGACCACCAGCCCAAAAGATCCTTGGGGCGGAAGACCCAATGCTTGCCGTGGGCACCATCGGTATTGGGGGTCCGGACCTGCGCAGCCCGACCGGCCTCGGAGGCATAGAACCAGTCAAACCCTTCGCCGCCCGCGATGTTGGATTGCAGATAGGCCCGGTCGTGGATGGCGGACCAGCCGTCTCGGGCGTCCAGATGATCGAAGCCGTCGCGCCAGTCGGACAGCGGCAGGTAATTGTCGATGCCGACGAAATCGATGCTTTCGTCTGCCCAGAGCGGATCGAGATGGAAGAACACATCCCCGCTGCCGTCCGATGGCTGATGCCCGAAATATTCCGACCAGTCGGCGGCATAGCTGATCTTCGTGCCGGGTCCGAGAATGGCGCGGATATCGGCGGCCAGCGCGCGGAAGGCCGCGACAGCCGGGTAGCTTTTGCCAGCGGCGCGGATCGTGGTCAGCCCGCGCATCTCGGAGCCGATCAGAAAGGCATCCACGCCGCCCGACGCCGCGCAGAGATGGGCGTAATGCAGCACCATGCGGCGCAGCCCATGATCGCCGGGATCGCCGGTCCAGCGGACATCATCGCTAGAGACGGTGAAATCCGACGGGGAAGCATTGCCGAAGAACGCCGCCACCTGATCCTCGGCGGCTGCCGTCTTGTCGACTGTGCCCGCCTGACCAGCGGCAGGCGAACAGGTGATCCGCCCGCGCCACGGGAAAGCGGGCTGGCCGATGTCGGTGGTGTTGTCCGAATAGGGATCCGGCAGCGCGTTGCCCGGCGGCACATCCATCAGAATGAACGGATAGAAGGTGACCCGCAGACCGCGCGCCTTCATCTCCCGGATCGCCTGAACCACCGCGAAATCGGCCGGCGTGCCGCCATAGACGGGACGTTGCTGATCGTCACGGCTGACCAGATGGGCATCGGCCCGGCTCACGCCATTCACTGACCATGTCCTGGGGCTGCTGGCCTTCTCCGCGACCTCAACGCCGGGTTGGATGGCGCAGGAACCGCAGCGCAGATCACTGCCGAACCAGGCCACGACCAGACTGACGCTTTCGACCTTCGGCGCCATGGCCTGCAGACGATCCAGCGCCACGATCATATCGGCACTGCCCGGGGTGGCGTTCAGGTTCTCGGATGTGCTGTCGCCATCACCACCCTTGCGCACCGGCTCGGTCGCATAGGTGAATTCGCCCGAGGCCGGGATCAGGGTCACGGCGCGGGTCAGCCCTTCTGCCGTGTCGGGATCGGCAAGGGGGCGAAAGACCTCAAACGAAAGCTGCGGCAGGCGATTGCCATAGTCGTTCAGCGGCAAATCCTCGAAGACGACATAGGCGGTGCCGCGATAGGCAGGCGTCGCATCCGGACCCGTCGTGGCGGCGATAAAGGGATCCGGCTCCTGCGTCTCTGATCCCGGATACCAGCGCCAGGTAATCCCCGAGGTGTCGAGCGGTTTGCCATCAGCCCAGATTCGGCCGATGCCGGTGATCTCCCCTTCGGCGAGCGCCACCGCGAAAGACGCATAGTAGAGATATTCGGTGGTCTCGACTTTGGGACCGCCACCTTTGCCGCCACCCTGACGGCTGGTCCGGGTCTCTTCGCGGAAATCCGTCGCCCAGACAATATTGCCGCCCAAGCGCATCCGGCCGAAGACGCGCGGAATGACCGCGCCCTCGGTCGAGGCGGTGATGCGCAGATTGTCAAGCCGCGCGCCCTCGATACGCTGGGCCGGGGCGAGCGAGGAGACGATCCAGCTGTCGACGGCCGCGCCGATGGTGGACCCGATCATGCCGCCGATGGCAGCGCCGGAAAAGCCGAGGATCGCGCCGCCGAAGCCGCCGCCAATCGTGGCGCCGACCGAGGCCAGTATCAATGTTGCCATGGGAAAAATCTCAGAGGATGGGGAAGAGGAAGGTGGAGGCGATGCGGCGGCGCCAGGCAGAGGTCAGGGGTTCTTCGATCACGCCCAGCCGTTCATAGGCGTGGATGAAGCGGTCCGGCGTGGTGAGGATCGCGACATGCTTGGCGATGGCGCCGGGACGCATTCGGAAGAGAATCAATGCTCCCGGCCCGGCATCCGCGACCGGCAGTTCGATCATCATCCGCCGCGCGCCCTCGGCCAGAACTTCGGTGCACCCCGTCTCGCCCCAGTCGCGGCTATAAGGCGGGATCGGGAAAGGCTCGTCGCCCACGACCTCCCGCCAGACGCCACGCGCCAGACCGAGGCAATCGCATCCGACGCCCCTCAAACTGGCCTGATCGTGATAAGGCGTGCCGAGCCAGCGGCGCGCGGCGGCGATGACGCGGTCGGGATCGGCTGCGGTCTGCAGCCGGGTCACAACACACCACCATCATGGCCACCGTCCGATGTGGCATAGCGCAGAATGGTGTCCTGGCCGGGGATGTGCGGAAAACCCCGGAAGTTGATGACGTTCCCGAATTTTGCGCCGCAGGTGGCGATGCGCTTGTCGCAGCCCGCATGGATGGTGAAACTGTTGCTCGTGCCGATTGGGCGGATCGGGGCTTCCAGCAGCGTGATGACAGCAATGCCATCGCTGGGATCATGGGCCAGAACTTCAGCCCGGCGACCGGCATTGAGCCCGGTGGTCCATGTGAGTGTGCCGAAGCGGAACCAGCCGGGTGCAAAGCGGCCCAGCCCCGAGGCGGTGAAGGCCCGGTCGCGCAGCCTGTCGATCACGGTGCCGGTGCCCCGATAGGCCGGATCCTCCAGATCGACACCGCAGCGGGCATCGCCCAGCGCGGCGTCGCAGCTCGCCTGAAAGGTCCGCCCGACGGTCTGGCCGAGGAGATGCGACATCGACCGGATCTCGGCGACAAAGGCATGGTGCCCGCGCCGGATCTGGCCGATGGCGCCGCGCCGCATCAGCACCCGCTGCGCAGGACTGGCCCAGTTGACCCGCCAGAGTTCCACTTCGGCATTGTCCCAGCGTCCGTCCAGAATGTCTGCCTCGGTGATCCGGTCCGAGCGCAGCGCGCCTGCCGCATCCTGGGCGTCCACCGAGAGATCGGCGCCCGACCTGATCTCGCTCGCCGTCAGACCGCTGTCCGGCTCAAACTCGGTGCCGTCGAAGTTGAGGGGGCAATCGTGATCGGTGAAGCCGAAGGCGATGCCATCGGCGCGGGTGATGCGCCAGCACCAGGCGAGGGTGGTGGTGCCGCTGTCGAGATGCGCCTGCAGGGCGGGCGGGAGCGTCTTCATCGCCGGATCTCCAAGAGCGGAATTGAGGTGATGGATCCCAGCCGTTCGATATCCAGCGTCACGTCCAGCGCGTCGCTGTCGAAGCGGACCGGCACGTCGAATTCGAACCCAGCCGTGATGGCAATGCCGGTGGAGGGCGCGGTCTCGAAACTGACAAGGCCGGTCTTGTGATCGACCGACCAACTGGAGGCTTGCGTGACGCCGTTCAAGGCGACTTGGACGGTGCCTGCGACAGGCTTGGTGATGGTCCGCACCCAGCTTTGTCCACCCGAGGCATAGCGTTTGACCAGCTGAAAACTGGTCGTCACGCCATCGCCTGTGCCGATCTGCTGATCCATTGCTGCTGGCGCCCGCGAAGGCAGGCAGGACCTGTGATCCGCCCAGTCTTTGAAGCGAAAACCGTAAAGCCGACCGTTCCGCGCCTCGAAAAAGGCCACCACCGCCGCCAGATCGTCGGCGCGGCGGATGCCATAGCTGACGTCGTAGCGCCTTCGGCTGTTGGCCCAGCTTGCGTTGCGCTCTTCGTCGCCGCTCGCAAGTTCGACGATCTGGGTGCGCCGTTCCGGTCCACCACGCGCGCCGCGACTGATATTGTCCGGAAACCGGACCTCGTGAAATGCCACGCTTGGCGATCCTTTCATGAAGATTTGGTCAGAGGCCGCGCCGCCCCAGCGACACAGCGCGGGCAATATCGGCGGCGATCTGGGTGCGGGACTGCCTAAAACTCTCGGCGTCGCGGGCGTGGATGTTCACCGTGACGCCCTTGCCGTAATCCTGCGCCTCGCGGCGTGACAGCACCCGTTCCCCACGCTGCAGGATCGCGGGCACCTCGTCATGACGCAGGCCGACCATACCGCCGCTATGCATTCGCGGTGCCCCCGCAAAGGCCAGTGCGGGGACCGTGCGTGAGGGCGAACCCGCGCCGACGATGCCGCCCGTATGCATGATGCTGGCGAAGATTCCGCCCGCGCCGCCCAGCGCGCCGGAGAGCGCATTGGCAATCGGCCCCAGCAGGAAACGCCGCGCGGCCAGTTTCGACAGATCGGCCAGAAGCGAGGTCACCAGATCCCGGAAATCGAGCTTGCCGGTCTTCACGAACTCGCCGATCGCGTCCTCGGCGCTTTGAAATGCCCCGACCAGCGCCTGGCCGATATCGGCGCCGATGTCTTTGGCCTTCTTCGCATAGTCCGACAGCGCCTCGGTCACCGCCTTCCAGCCGGTGGCCGTGGCTTCGGTCGCAGGTTTGGCCTCTTCCGCCGCTGCCTTGCCCGCGGCCCCGGCTTCTTTTGCCGCCGCGCCCGAGCCGGTGGCGGCTGTCTCCACCCCACCCAGCGCATCCTCATAGCGGTCGGCCGCTTCGGTCGCGACGTCCAGCGCCGCGCCACCGGCATCATCCTCGCCGCCGGACATCGCGGCGCGCAGCGCGTCCATGGCAGGGCCCACGCCATCGAAGGCCGAAGCTCGGCTGGAACTGGCGCGGTCACGATAGCGGCCCGCCATATGCGCCGAATTGCTGGCCGAATGCTCCAGCATCGAGGCCCGGCCCAGCGCCTCGAAGACATCGATCCTCGTGTCCGATCCGATCTCTTCCGCCACCTTGTTGAAAGTGGGCGCGATCATCCCGAGAAAATCCGCCCATTTCCCGGCCAGAAATGCCATGAGCCGGGTCCAGATCGCTTCGATCTCGGATTGCATGGCCCGGAAATCGTCGGCGAAGGACAGGGCCGTCACCTTGATCCCCTCCCAGACCGCCTTCGCCACATCGCCCATCAGAGCCATGGCATTGCCGAAACTGCCCGCGCCCTTGACCAGCCTCGTGAACTGATAGACCAGTTCGCCCGCACCGACGATCAGGGCGCCGATACCGGTGCGGATCAGCGCGCCGCGCAGCACGACCAATGCGGTGGCGAGCCCCCGGACCGAGAGTGCAGCCGCCGCCAGCCCGGCGACCCAGCGACCGGCCATGAAACCGGCGAAGGTTGCGGCGTAGGTCGAGAGGCGTCCGATCTGGTCGAAAAGCCCGCTGATCGCCATCCCAAGCGGCCCGGTGCGGCTGGCCAGTGCTGCCATCGCATCGGCCACCGCTTCGAGCGCCGGGGCGGCGGCAACCGCCAACTGGTTTGACAACCCGCGCCAGACCAGACCCAGCCGCGAGATGGCGTCATTCGTCCGCTCGATCCGGTCGGCATCCTGTTCCGAAACCACGATCCCGAAGGCCCGGACATCCTCGGTCGCTTGGCGCAAGGTGGCGGTGTCGATGCGCGACATGGCGATCGAGCCCTCTTCGCCGAACAACTGCCCGGCCACAGCCGCGCGTTCGGCAACAGGCACGAACTCGGCAATGGCGGCATTGATCGCCCCGACGCGCTGATCCAGTGGCAGGGCCAGCAGGTCCGAGGCGGTCAGGCCCAGCCGTTCCAGCGCATCGGCTGCCGGACCGCCGCCCGCCGCCGCCTGGCTCAGCCGCCGGGTCAGATCCTTGGTCGCCTGTTCGATGCCGGACATCGACACGCCTGCCAGTTCACCCGCACGCTCCAGCGTCTGGATCGAGGCAACCGTGGTGCCGAGCGATTGGGCGAGCTTTGCCTGCGCATCCACCGTTTGCAGCCCCGACCGCACCATGGCGATGCCGGCGGCGGTGGCGGCGGCGACAACAGCGGCGGCAGCCACCCCGACCTTGCGGGTGAACCCGGCCATGCGGGCATTCGCCGCCTCCATCTCGCGCGACAGCCGCCCGAAGCCGCGCGATCCGGCCTCGCCGACACCTTCCAGCTCCGCGCGCACCTGACGCCCGCCCACCGCCGCGAGGCGGACGCTGACGCGTTTTTCTGCCATCTCATCGTTCCATCTGTTCGTTCATCCTCCGAACCATCACCGCTTCGATGATGGGCAGCAGTTCGGCGGCGGCCGGGGCCGGGATGCCCAGCGCCGCCGCCAGCCCCAGAGCGGCCGTCAGATCCCACCCGATCACCGCGCCCGATAGCACCCGCAACTGCCCGCCAAGGCGCCCGATCAGATCCCAGACCTGCCAGCCCTCGAATGTCAGCGGCTGGTTTGCGCGACCCGGGCAGTCTTGGCAGATTTGCGTGCAGGCCGCGCAGTAGCTGTCGCCCCCACCGAAGGACCAGTCGGCGAGGGCGCGGAGACGTTTTTTTCCTGGTCCAGCAGCAGGCCCTTGGAGACATAGACCAGCTGAAACGCCTCGAAGATCGGCCAGATGTCCAGGAGCGCATCGATGGCCTCAGGGCTTGGATCGATGGCATTTCCATCAGAATCGCCGACGCCATCCCAGTCCAGCACCGCGCGCCGCGCCAGCGCCTTGGCGAAGACTAGCGCCCGTTCTTCGTCGCTCGTCCCGTCCGGCACTGCCTCGACATCCGGATCGCTGCGGGTGGCGACCATCATCGCGGTGGTCAGCGGGCGCAGCCGCACCCGGACGCCGGGCGCCAGATCGTGCCAGCGCGGTTCATTGCTCAGGTCCAAGGTCAGCATGGGTTCAATATTCCTCGCGGTCGTTGATCAGGGTGGCGGTGCACATGCGGCCCAGTGTGCTGTCGCGCGCGGCCTGCCAGTCGAAGGTTGCCTGGACGCCCTGCGGTCCGGAAATCTCGATCCGGGGGCGGGGCAGGTAGACGGCATGGACGGTGAAGGTGAAGCTCTCTCCCGAGGGCAGCGCATAGGAGAAGTCCAGCGCGCAGGCTTCGCCATCCATGGCCTGCGTCACCAGCGTGCTGTCAGCGAAGCGGACTTCGATTGAGCCTGTCAGCGCGGCGATGGACGGATCGGCGCCGTCGATGCGGCCATCGGCGCGGATGGTCTCGATCCGGTCGAGATTATTGGCATAGGTGATCTGGGCCGAGACGACA